TGTGTTGCTGGACGAGGTGGTGCTGATGCCGCGTTCGTTCGTGGAACAGGCACTTGCGCGTTGCTCGGTAGACGGGGCAAAGCTGTGGTTTTCCTGCAACCCGGGAAGTCCACATCACTGGTTCTATCAGGAGTGGATCAAGCGGAGCCGTGAGCGTAATGCACTGTATCTACACTTTGAAATGACGGACAACCCCGGCCTGAGCAAGCGCACCCTTGAACGGTACGAGAATATGTATGCCGGTATATTTTATGACCGGTATGTGCGCGGCCTGTGGGTAGCGGCAGAGGGCATCGTTTATAAGGACTTCGCCAACGATACAGAAAAGTATTTGATCGGAGACCCTTTGGAGTGGGCCAAGCAAAACGGCACCAGCTTCTCAATCATTTCAGTTGGCGTTGACTTCGGCGGTACAAAGTCCGCAACGAAATTTCAAGCCACCGGGATTACAAAAAATTTCCGGGTTGTGGCGTTGGAAGAAGAATACATCAAAAACGAAGAGATTGACCCGGATGCATTAAACCGGCGCTTTGCTACGTTCTGCCAGTTGATAACGTCAAAGTATGGTTACAGCCAGACACGAGCAGATAGCGCGGAAACGGTGCTTATACGAGGGTTGGATCACACGGCACAAAAACTCCGGCTGGGTACCCAAGTCAAGAACGCACTGAAAATGCAAATCACAGACAGAATTCGGCTGGTGGTGTTGCTGATGAAGCAGGGGCGGTTCAAGGTTTCCAGAAACTGCCCCCATCTGATCGATGCACTGCAATCCGCTATTTATGATCCTGATAAATTTGAGGACGAGCGCTTGGATGATGGCACGTCCGACATCGACAGCTTGGATGCCTTTGAGTACAGCATTGAGCCTTATTACAAAGACCTGGAACGTGCCGGTCACATGATGGGACGGTGAAATAGTGAATATTCGCAGAGCATTAAAGGATCTTGGGTTTGACACGGTCGACAGCAAATTTTACTCTCTGATCGACCTGTGGGACGCATGGTATAAGGGAAACGTTGAAGATTTCCACAGCTATACGGTGTGGAATGGCATTGAAGAGCTGGAGTGCCACCGTTATTCGGTTGGAATGGGAAAGAAAGTCTGCGAGGATTGGGCCAACCTCCTAATGAACGAGCGAGTCAACATCACGCTTGAAGGCAAACAGGAACAGGAATTTATCGATACTGTTTTTGCCGATAACAATTGGGAGGTCAAGGCTAACGAATCGCAGGAGCGCAAAGCGGCAGTAGGAACCGTTGCGTATGTGCCGGTGATGGAAGGCATGGGAATTAACTCAGATACAGCAGAAATCATTGACTCTGGCCGCATTCACATCAACTATGTCAGCGCCGGGAACATCTACCCGCTGACGTGGGATAACGGCGTTATCCGCGAGTGTGCGTTCGCATCCACTCGAAAGGTCGATGACACAGAATATACTTACATCCAGGTGCACAGGCTGCGCAACGGCGAGTATGACATTGAGAACCATCTGTATGATGCAGAGGAAATCCCACTGGCCAGCGTGAAAGGGTTTGAGACAATTCCCCCGGTGGTTCATACCGGCAGCGACAAGCCGCAGTTTGTGATCGACCGGCTGAACATTGCAAACTCTGACGAAAACAACCCGCTTGGCGTGGCTGTGTTTGCCCACGCCATCGACCAGCTTAAGAGCGTTGACATTACCTATGATAGCTATGTGAACGAATTTGTGTTGGGCAAGAAGCGCATTGTGGTGCAGCCGGAGGCAACCAAGAGCATTGACGGTCGGCCAGTGTTTGATAAACGTGAAACTGTGTACTATGTGCTGCCGGAGGACAGGGGCGGCAACGGCAACATCTTACAACAGGTCGATATGTCGCTGCGGACGGCGGAGTTTAACACCGGTATGCAAGATATGTTGAACATCCTGTCCAGCAAGTGCGGTTTCGGTGAGAACCATTACAAATTCAATCAGGGCAGCATCGCAACGGCCACGCAGGTCATCAGCGAGAACAGCACCCTGTTCCGCACGATCAAAAAACATGAAATTGTGCTTGAACAGGCAATTACAGAGTTGTGCCGGAGCTTGCTCCGCATGGGGAATCGGTACATGGGCGCATCCCTCAATGAGGACGTCCAGATCTCCATTGACTTTGACGATTCCATCATTGAGGACAAGGGTCAGGACTTTAACCGTGACGTGCAGCTTCTTAACGCTGGCATCATGAACGATTGGGAGTTCCGTATGCGCTGGATGAATGAGGACGAAGCCACCGCAAAGGCAGCGCTGCCAAAGGCACAGGACATGGTGACCGAGGAAGAAACGGAGGTCGAGTAATGGGATTTGGAGAAAATACTGGGACTTTTGGGGTTGTGAAAAATGAGCCGGTATCCATTTACCCCGGAACTACTTGATGCGCTCCCAGAGGATCTGGCAGAACTGTTCCGGGCGCTTGAACTTGTGTTGCTGAATGAAATCTGTTCCCGGTTGAAAGCTGCGGATGAACTGAACGAGGTAACGGTGCAGGACATCCGGGCACTGCGGTCTCACGGCATCGACCTAAAGGAAATCAAGAAAGCAATCCGCGAAACTTCCGGCATCAGCAAAACGAAGCTGGACAAGCTGCTGGGCGATGTGGTCGCAAGGAACCAACAGTATTACACTGACCTGATTGACCTTGCGCATATCACACAGCCTGAGACACTGGTTGACGCTGCGGAAGTGGCGGCGATCAGGACGCAGACACTTGATACATTCCACAATCTGACCGCATCCATGGGCTTCCTGGTGGACGGTGGTCGTACAATGCTCCCACCTGCCAAAGCGTACCAATGGGCACTTGACAGCGCAGCGTTGCAGGCGCAAAGCGGTGCAATTAACTACAATCAGGCAATTAAAACGGCGGTAAAGGAGCTTGCGGACAGCGGTCTGAAAGTGGTTGACTACGAAAGCGGCCATCGGGATCATATCGATGTTGCTGTGCGAAGAGCCGTAATGACCGGCGTATCTCAAATCTGCGCCAAGTATACGGAGCAATCCGCAGAATATCTGGATACACCATATTTTGAAGTTTCGGCCCATGTTGGCGCACGAGATAAGCCGGGACCGTCACCATGGTCATCGCATAAGGATTGGCAAGGCCACGTTTACAGCGTACGTGCTGGGGACATTTACCCGAGCATTTATGACGTTTGCGGCTTGGGCGCTGTTGACGGTCTGGAAGGGGCCAACTGCCGCCACAGGCGGTTCCCATGGGTTGAGGGCGTGTCTGAGCGCACTTACACGGATGAACAGTTGGAACACATCGATGATGGCCACGGCTGCACGTTTGATGGCAAGGATTACACGGCATACGAGGCAACCCAGATGCAGCGCCGTATTGAGCGGACGGTTAGAAAGCTAAAGCGCGAAAAAGCCGCCTACAAGGCCGCAGGATTGCATGAAGATGAGACTGCGGTAAACATACGGCTACGGCGGTTAAACGCTAAATACAAGGCGTTCAGCGCGAAAGCTGGCCTGCCGGAGCAACCGGAGCGGATGCGCGTCTATAATGCTACTCGCATTTCAAAAAGCATAAAAAGCGCCGGTAATGGCAACAGCGTTTCCCCGGGAGATCCGGTTTTGGTTGGGACTGTTGATTTTTCTGATAAAACAGCGGCCATGAAAGTTTTGAGCGATGCTGAGAAAGAACTGGCTGATTTTGATTACGAAGTTAATTACTCGGTGACGAAAGATGGCAAAGTCTGGCGCGTATCAGGGGAAGCAACAACTGTAGACTTGTCTGCTATACCGAGCACCCTAAATGGGTCATATTCGTATCACAATCACCCACGTGAAAAAACGCATTACTCTTTTAGTGCAGAAGACGTTGCGTTCTTTATGGACAGTAAAGAAGAACTTTCCATTGCGTCTGATGACCGATTTATATACATTATGAGGCGAACAGCTAAAACCGTTGAAAAGGCTCGCGATGTGGTGTACAATCGCTTTAAGGAACTGGAACGGACGGACGTATTTGAGATGATGTGGAAAGGGCAGATAAACCCGGACGTTGATAAGTACCACGAAGTAATGAAGATTTTAAGTAAAGAGCTGGAGGTTGACTATGTACGCAAAGAAAAAAATAAATGAAAACCATCCACTCTTTAATGAGTACAAGGCAAAATGCGACGCACTTTTTCATGAATACTGGGCTAAAGTAGATGAAGAAAGGGCAAAATACCCCGATTGGAAAGGACGAGACCACCCATCCGATTTGGCGGTATATGCACTTGAAAAAGAGTGCAACTCAAAGCTTAGAGACCTACAACGTGAATATGATTTCCTGTTTTCCGAGGTGACGGACAATGAATGATGATATCATGCGCACTGTGGAAGCTATTCTTAAACGTGGCAATGATGCGGAGATCCGGCGCAAGGGCGACGGGTACATCGTGTTAGAGGTCAAGAAAACAATCAAATATTCAACTCCCGCGTAATTGGGCACGGGAAAGGGCAATAGGAGCCAACTGCTGAGGAATTCTCGGTGGTTGGCTCTTTTGTTTTAAGTAAAACCCGCGAAGCACAGCGGTTTTTATAAAAACTATCGTCTGCGAAGAAACGCGGCCAAAGAAAAGGAGATAGTGTCATGGCACTTACACGCAAACTTTTGAAGGGTATGGGTCTCACCGATGAGCAAGTAGATACCATCATCGAGGCGCATACCGACACCGTGGACGGCTTGAAGGCTGACGTCAGCAAGTACAAGGCGGACGCGGAGAGACTGCCCGGAATCCAGAAGCAGTTGGATGACCTCAAGGCAGCAGGTGACGGCGGCTATAAGGAAAAGTACGAAAAGGAACATTCGGATTTTGAAGCTTATAAGTCCGGCATCAACGAAAAGGAACGCAAGGCGGCAAAGGAAAAGGCTGTCCGTGCTTACTTTGAGAGCAAAAACATCACCGGCGCAAATCTCGACCTTGCCATGCGCGGATGCGGCGAGGAAATGTCTGCATTGGAGCTGGACGGCGAGAAGATCAAGGACACCAAGAGCCTTGACGCTCTCGTAGACGGCACCTATAAGAGCCTTGTTTCTAAGCCTGCTGTCCGGCTGGACATGGGCGCACGGCTCAACGAGGGCGGAAAGCCTATGACCAAGGACGAGATTATGCAAATCACCGACAGAACGGAGCGGCGCGCTGCAATCGCCGCAAATATGGATTTGTTTAGAAAGGAAGAATAAAAATGGCTGTTGATCCTAAGCTGATTAAGAAGGAAGATCTCGCCCGTGTTCGCGAGATCGAGTTTACCGAAATGTTCGGCTATTCCATCAAGAAGTTGATGGAGGCTCTGGGCGTTACCCGTAAGATCGCCAAGCAGGCCGGTACTGTGCTCAAGAGTTACAAGGCTACCGGCACTCTGGAAGACGGCGCTGTGGCTGAAGGCGAGACCATCCCTCTGAGCAAGTACAAGACCGAAGCCGTGAACTACAAGGAGATCGCCTTGAAGAAGTGGCGTAAAGCCACCTCTGCCGAGGCAATCACTGATCGCGGCTACGATCAGGCCGTCGAAATGACAACCGATGAAATGCTGAAGGACGTACAGAAGGGTATCCGCAAGGACTTCTTCGAGTTCCTCGCGACCGGTACGGGTACGGCCAGCGGTGCGACCTTCCAAGCGACATTGGCTCAGGCATGGGGCCAGCTGCAGGTGCTGTTCGAGGATGACGAAATCGGCGCAGTGTATTTCATGAACCCTCTGGACGTTGCGGACTATCTCGCAACTGCCAACATCACCCTGCAGACCGCTTTCGGCATGACCTATGTCGAGAACTTCCTCGGCCTGGGCACTGTGATTCTGAACTCCAGCGTCCCCAAGGGCAAGATTTACGCCACCGCCAAGGACAACATCGTCCTGTACTACATCCCTGTGAACGGCGCTGATCTGGGCGAGGTGTTCAACTTCACCACTGACGCCACCGGTTATATCGGAATCCACGAGGAACCCGATTACACCAACATGACCGCATCTGATACCGTTATCAACGGCATGGTGCTGTTCGCCGAGCGCATTGACGGCGTGGTTGTCGGCTCCATCACTCCGGCAGTGGGGGGCTAACCGAACTGCTGAGTGAGCCTGACCCTGAAACCCCTGCTTTCTCCGACATGACAAAAGCTCAATTGCTTGATTATGCCGGGGAAAACGGGGTGGACGGGGTCAGCAGTTCAATGCGCAAGGCTGACATAATCGCAGTATTGGAAGGGAGCTGACCCAATTGACATACGCTGATTACACATACTACTCCGGTGTCTATATGGGCACTGTAAGCAGTGGGGATTTCCCGCGTCTGGCTGTCCGGGCCAGCTCCTTCCTCGATTATTTCACGCAGAACCGAGCCAAGGACAACGTGGATCTGGATGCGGTAAAGATGTGCTGCTGTGCGCTGGTTGACAAGTACGCGGTTATCGAAGCCGCGCAGGCGCTTGCAATGAAGAACCTTGCGACTGCTGCCGCTAATGACGCAGAAGTCAAAAGCGAAACGGTGGGCGGTTATTCCCGCACACTGGCGACCGGCGGCGAATCTGCCGTTTCTGCGCTGAACGCTACGGATGGGGCAAGAAAGCTGCTCGCAGAGACCTGCATGGAGTATCTCGCCCATACCGGCTTGCTGTACCGAGGGAGGGGGTGCGGATCATGTACGCTCCCCACACTGTAACGATCTACAATCCGGTCAAAGAAACCGACAAGGAGACGTTTCAGGAAACGCAAAAGCTGTATGTGACCGTACTTCGTGGCGTGATGCTGCAAGCGTCTAAGGCGGTTAACGTGCGCGAGAGCGGTCTTGCCGGGGCTGATGCAGTTGACCTCTACATCCCGTTTGGCGTGGAAGCTGTGGACGGTTTTACCGGCAAGGTGAAAGCCTATGTCGGTCCGCAGCGGTTTTACGCCGCAGAGGACAAAACCGAACTGTGGACGCTTTCTGTCAAAGGCAATGGTGGGACAACGTTTTTCATCAAAGGCGAGTTTGTGACGGACAATGAAACTGTGGCGCTGGCTCAGGACAACTGCTACACCGTGACCAAGGTTGACGAGAAGGATTTCGGCAGCGTTGATATGCAGCACTGGCAGGTCGGAGGCGTGTGATATGGCGTTGAAATTTTCCGTTCAGACGGACGGCATGGACGCTGTAAAAGAGGCCGTTTCCAAGGGCTGTGATCGCGCAGAACACGTTCTTGCGGTGCAGGTTGCAAAAGATACCGCCCCGTTCGTTCCTATGCTCACAGGCTCTCTGAGGACGCGTACAAAGGTAACGGGGAACACGGTTATTTACCCCGGGCCGTATGCCAGGTATTTGTACTATGGCAAGCTGTACGTTGATCCACTGACCGAAAGCTCTTATGCGCGGAAAGGCGTTACGAAGGTTCCAGCAGTGCCGGAAAAGGATTTGATTTTCCACAGAACCGGCACCTGCTCCCATTGGTTTGAAGCATCCAAGGCACAGAACATGGAGAAGTGGATGCGTGTAGCAGAAAAGGCGGTGAAGCGTGATCTCTAAAGAAAAACCTGTAATGCTGGCATCCAGCAGCGAAAAGGCAGACCTTGACCGCCTGATGCTGATTTGGGCAAACCGTTTCCCCGGTATTCCGGAGAATGTGGATCTGATCAAATACGAGTATTTCGCGGCGAAAACGGTAGGCATGGCGCTTTCCTCCGTTCAAGGGGCCGTTATCACCAAGAAGTATATCTGCGGTGGATATCAGGCGGAGTATTCGTTTGAAATCCACTACCAGATTGCGCCACCCGGCAAGAGCGACGATACGCGCTTGAAGGCGGTTGAGGTTTTAAACAAATTTGCGGACTGGGCGCAGATGCAGCGACCGGACATTGGAGAGGGCAGGCGCGCCCTCCGCGTTGAGACGTCTGCGTTTGCATCGTATCTCGGCGCGACAAGCGACCAATACGAGGACTACATGGTCCCGCTAAAACTGATTTACGAGGTGAATGTATAATGGCAGATTTAACTTTTGCGACGCCCGAAGGTCAGACCATTGACCGCGAGCTTTTGATCGCGTATCTGAATACCGGCTCTAAGGAATCTCCCACTTGGAGCGCCATCGGTAAGCGTGTGGAGGATTCCAGCGAAGAGATGGACTGGGGTCAGGAGAGCAAGCAGGACATCCTGGGCAACACCTTCACCACCATGAAGAAGCCCGTTATTTCCCAGACCTTTGATCCCATCCCGCTGGATGCCGGTGACGCTGCTGCGGTGAAGATGTGGAACCTTGCCGTCAAGGATCATGACGCGCAGGCTCTTGCCAATCAGGATATGATGATTGGACACTTCTACGCTACGTCAGGCGAGGCGAAGTTTGCCGAGCGGTATGATTCCTGTGCTATTGCCGTGACGGGCATCGGCGGCGACGGTGGCGGTACGCTCAACATCACGAGTGAGATCACCTACGGCGGCAATCGTACCCTGGGCACCATTACCAAGGATACCAGTGGTGTGACCTTTACGGCAGGGGCTTAAAAACAAAGGGGCGGGCGCAAACCCGCCCCAATTTCGGAGGCTATTATGAAAGACCTGATTTTCGATACCGGTTTAGTTACCTACAACATCAACGGAAAATGCGAATTCTCTTTTAACCCCACCGACAGCGCCTTTGTGGAAAAGCTGTTTAATGCCTTTGATATCCTCGACAAGAAGCAGGATGCGTACAAGGCAGAGGTGGAAAAGACCGCCAACAAGCGGGAAGTTTTTGAAACCGCCCGGAAGATGGATGAGGAAATGCGCGAGATCATCAACGATGTGTTCGGCTTTGACATTTGCTCTGCCCTGTTTGGCGAGATGAACGTATATGCGCTGGCGGACGGCCTGCCTGTGTGGGCGAACCTGATGCTTGCCATCATGGATGAGGTTGACACCACCTTTGCCCGTGAGCAGAAAGCCACCAACCCCCGCGTGAGCAAGTATACGAAGAAGTACCACAAATGAGGTACGATCTGCCGACTGCCGTAGAGGTAAACGGCACTGAGTACCAGATACGCTCTGACTATCGCGATATCCTAACGATCATTGAGGCACTGTCTGACGCTGAGTTGTCGGAGGAAGAAAAGGCCGAGGCCATGCTTGACATTTTCTATCCAGACTTTGCGGAAATGCCGCAAAGCGACTACGAGGAAGCGATCAAGCAATGCGCAAAATTTATCAACTGCGGCGAAGAGCAGCGTGAGGAAAAGCGTGGGCCAAAGCTGATGGATTGGCAGCAGGACTTTCCCCTGATCGTTGCCCCAGTCAACCGCGTTCTGGGACAAGAAGTCAGATCCGTTGAGTATCTGCACTGGTGGACGTGGGTATCCGCGTATCAGGAAATCGGGGATTGCACTTTTGCCCAGGTTGTGGGAATCCGCAATAAAAAGGCAAAGGGGAAGAAACTGGATAAAAGCGAACAGGAGTTTTACAAGCAGAACCGGCACCTGGTTGACTTCAAGCGGCAGTATACGGAACAGGACGAGGACGTTATCAGCAAGTGGATATGAAAACCGCCCTCCGGAGAGGGCGGCTGGTTGGCGGCTTATTTTTCCACCAATTCTGCATCAATGCCGACTGTTTTAGGATCAAAAGTCAATTTATATGTTTTTGACTCGCAAACATTCAGCTTAAATTTTTGGCTTGAAACGCATCCGCGAGCAATCGAAATTGTGTGGGAACCAAAATCGAGACGTAGAGAAACGGGCGCGTCCAAATTATACCCGGTTTTTTCTCCATCAATAATTAAAATCGATTTCCCCTCCATAACTGAACGGGGGCGTTCACGTTCCACATAAAAGTTTGGCGAGTTTGAACTATTGGCATTTACCAAATTAGACATTTTCTCCACTAAGGCATCCGATCTCTTTTGGAATAATTCATCTGGTATTATACCAGAATCGTGCAAATATTTTAGTTTTTGCAATTCATCCAAAATTGACCCGCTTGTTTGAGTATTATCACTTTCGTTCTGGCTTGTTTGGTTTGAAATTGCAATTAACTTATCAAACAATTCTTTTTCCTTTTTCTTGTTTCCTGTTGGGGGAGTTGGCGTACATTCAATTACAGCGGTAGTCCCGTCTGCATATTCGACAAAAAAACTATAAAGAGAAAAGTTTGAGGTATGAAACAACAAAGTTTCTTCCGCTTGCCTAACGCCAAGGAGCTTTGCGGACTTAATTTTGCTTGGTTTTTTGCTAAAAAGGCTCATTATATCACTCCTTAACAATTGTTTCATTCAATATAACATATAAAATTGCACATTTCAAGCAACAGAGAAAGAGGGTGATTGCATGGCAGATGGTTCCGTTATTATCAAAGCTGATGTTGATGACAAGCAGGCGCAAACGGAATTAAACAGGCTAACAAAAAAAATCGATGCGCTTAATGAAAAAATCAGCGATAAAAAACAAGAACAGATGCCGCTGGTTGAGCAATCAAAACAATTAGGGGCTATTCTCGATGACGCAAAGGCAAAGCTGGACTATATGAAAAGCGGCGATGCGTTTTTTACGTCCAGTTCTATAAAAGAGCAAGAACAGACAGTAGTGTCATTGCAAAAAGAATGGGACAGTGTGCAAAAAAAGGTTGAGACCATAAATACGTCCATTGCTAAAGATACCCGAAAGCTTGAACAAATGAGCGACCGGGCGGGAGAACTCTCAGCGCAGCTTGCCGGGGCAAAAAGACATACTCAGGGAATGTCACCTGCAGCCCAAGAAGCAGCAAAGCAGATGGATAAGTTCACTAACCGCATCAAGGGCCTTGCCCGACGCGTTTTCGTTTTTACGCTCATTACAAAAGCGCTTCGTGCATTAAAAGACTATATGTGGAGTGCCATTCAAACAAATGAAAAGGCCATGAAAGCAGTTTCTAAGTTGAAGGGTGCTTTGATAATTTTGGCGCAGCCTATTTTGAATGTGCTTATCCCTGCTTTTACTGTTTTTGTAAATGTGCTGACACGCATAGTCAATACAATTTCTGACCTCGTTTCAAAAATATTTGGGACAACGGCAGAAGCATCTGCGGAAGCTGCCGAGAATCTATATAAAGAAAGCAGCGCAATGGATAAAACGGGGAAAGCCGCAAAAAAAACGAGTAAATCTTTAGCATCTTTTGATGAGATCAATAAGCTTTCCGGCAATGATGACAAAGCCAAAAATGGACCGGATTTTGCAACGGGAATAAACGATCAACTTAGCGCAATAATGGAGATGTTTACCGGTGCGCTGCTTCTGGCCATCGGCGCAATTCTAACGTTTTCCGGTGCCAATATCCCGGTAGGAATTACTCTGATGGCTTTAGGCGCTGCTGCGATCTGGGGCGCTATAAAGACAGACTGGGGGGCAATCGCAAAACTGCTGCAAGGCCCAATCGGAGTTGTTACTGCGATCCTGTCAGTTGCGTTGCTTGTAATCGGTGCAATTATTTTGTTTTCCGGAGCAAACATCCCTTTGGGCTTAGGGCTGATGGTTGCTGGTGCAATCGGACTTGTATCTGTTGTCGCAGCTAATTGGGATACTGTTAAAAAGATGTTGCAAGGCCCAATCGGAGCCGTTGTTGCGCTTTTAAGTTTTGCACTACTCGTAATTGGCGCAGTGATTTTGTTTTCCGGCACGAATATCCCCCTTGGCCTTGCACTAATGGCTGTTGGTGCTGCTGGGATGGCGACGGTCATTGCGGCAAATTGGGATACGATCAAAGAGGCGTTGCAAGGGCCTGTTGGAGCAGTTGTGGGGCTGCTTTCAGGCGCATTGCTTGTATTGGGTGCAATCTTGGCGTTTAGCGGTGCAAGCGTCCCACTCGGTTTAGGATTGATGGTTGCCGGTGTAATTGGGCTTGCGACTACGGTTGCGGCGAATTGGGATACAATTAAAACCTTGCTGCAAGGTTCTATTGGCGGCGTTGTTGCCGTGGTTAGCAGCACACTATTGGTTATCGGCGCAGTCTTAGTATTCAGCGGAGCCGCACTTCCTCTCGGAATCGGCTTGCTTATTGCCGGTGCTGCCGGTCTTGCGGCAACGGTGATTGCAAACTGGGATACAATAACAAATCTGCTGGGTGGCCCCATCGGAGCAATCACGGCTATGATAAGCGGCGCTTTGCTTGTCTTGGGCGTAATCCTTGTGTTTACCGGAGTTGGTATCCCTCTCGGTTTGGGAATGATCGTAACCGGAGCGGCTGGACTTGGCTCTGTGGTGGCACTCAACTGGGACTATCTGAAAGAAAAATTAAGCGAAACGTGGGAAGGTATCAAAGCCTGGTGGCAATCAAGTGTTGCAAAGTATTTCACCATTGAATATTGGCAAGACCTTGGCAAAAACATTATTGATGGGTTGCTCAATGGTTTAAAGTCAGCGTTTGAAAGCGTGAAATCTTGGGCTTCTAATGCAATGGGGAGCATCAAAAATGCATTTACAGGCGGCGGTAACGTCCGCACACCTGCAATCAATTCCGCATCCGTTCCGCGTTTGGCGACCGGCGCAGTTATTCCCCCGAACCGTGAGTTTTTGGCGGTACTGGGTGACCAGAAGCAGGGGAACAACATTGAAGCCCCTGAATCTGCCATCGAGGCAGCGGTGGCCCGTGGCATGGCGCAGTATGGCGGTGGCAATCAGACGGCGATCCTTAAGATCGGCGAACAGGAATTAGGCCGCATTATCTTCAAGCTGAACAAGGACCAGACGCAGCGCGTCGGCATTAAAGTGACCTAAAGGCGGTGGGTATGAATTACATCAAAATTAACGGGACTTCATTTGATGTGAATGTCGCGATCTCCAAGTACAACGAAAATTTCAGCGTTCTCGATGGGGAGAACGCTGGGAGATCGAAAGACACAGGCCGGATGATCCGCGATGTTCTGGGGACGTACATCGGGCATAAGGTGACTGTTTTCCGCAGGGGGGACGATTACAGAAGCTATGATGCGTTCTGGAATTATCTCAAAGCCCATTCCATTGACGATTCCGTTTTGCTTGAAGCTGCGGACGGCAACACAACTATTTCCTATCGCGCATACTACACCAGCGCATCGCACGATATTGAAAAAGTTGAAAACGGGATCAATTATTGGGGAGAAATTGAAATCCATTTCATCCCAATCGCACCGCAAATCACGCGGTAAGGAGGGCGTATGGATTATATCATGATCGGCCCCTACCAGTTCGACCGGGATGCATCTAAGGATGATATGCGCTTAGATTACTGCTCATCTTTTCAAGAAGTTGCATTGGATGAAAGCAGCCTTTCGTTTGATACGGTCAGCGTAGAAGTTTGCACCACAACAATAGGCGCACAGCTTTCTGCACTCCCCAATAACACCCCCATCATTGTTTACAGAGGCGGCGAAATCAAAGCAAGGTTTGTAAGCAGCGGCGTTTCCCGTATCGGGCCTGTCACTTATCAACTTACAGGGCGGTCCCCTATGGGCGCACTTACCGGAATGGTTCATACTGGCGGCATTTACACAGGCCAGACCGTGGAAGAGGTTGTAAAAGAAATCTGCGGCAACATCCCTTCGCTGATAAAAAGTGTATATTCCGGAGTTAAACTTTACGGCTGGCTTCCTTATGCGGATGGGAAAGAACGCTCTGCACGAGACAACCTCTCACAAGTGCTTTTCGCCATTGGGGCCTATCTCCGCACAGACCTGAACGGTGTTTTGAGAATTGAACCCTTGTGGGACGGTACGGCATCGTTGATTGATGTCGACCGATCTTACACCGGGGGAACCGTGAAATACGATTCACCCATCTCTGCCGTGACGGTAACGGAGCATCAATACGTTGCGGGAACGGAAGTAAAGGAGCTATTCTCCGGCACGGCGCAGAATGGCGATATCATCACATTCTCCGAACCGATGCACTCCCTCTCTGCGACTGGCTTCACAATCTTGGAAAGCGGTGCGAACTACGCCAAGATCTCCGCTGGCGCTGGCGCACTGACTGGCAAGGCGTATATCCACAACACCCGCCTAATCACGCAGCCTGTGACGGCTGGCGCTGTGGAAAACATCAAATCAGTTACAGATGCCACACTGGTATCTCTGGTGAATTCCTACGCCGTGGCGAAGCGCCTTGCAGACTATTACCGGTGCCGCGAAACTATCACCAATGACATTGTAAGCGGGCACGAGAAACCGGGCCATGTTGTGAGCGTATATCATCCGTATGACAAGAAAATGGTGTCTGCGTGTATCCAGTCTTTGGACACCACCATGAGTGCGACGCTTAAAAGTAGCATGGAGGCACTGGTGGGCTTCACCCCGGCACAGCCGGAATCTGCGGAGTATTTTGACGAGCGGGTTGTCCTGACCGGCTCCGGCGAGTGGCAAGTGCCGGAGAATGTGACCGCAATCACGGCAGTCCTGATCGGCGGTGCGCAGGGTGGCCACTGCGGTCACGGCGGCAATCCGGCGGAGGCAAAAACGGAAAGCTACACAGAAACGATCCTTGGATCGCTGCTCCAGCACAACACGGACAAGTGGGCGCTGGGCGGCAAGGGCGGCCTTGGCGGCGATCCCGGTTCCGGCGGCAAAATTTTCCAAGCGACATTTGACGTGAAGCCCGCGCAAAAGTTTTCCTTCGTCTGCGGCGTTGGAGGCTTGGGCGCGGCGTTTGACGCGAACAACTGGGCCAACACGCCCAACACGCCGGGAGCAGAAGGGACAAAGACCACCTTCGGAAGTCTCGACAGCGATTCTGGATCAGTATCCGAGATTGGCTACACGGACCCGGTGACCGGCGAGGTGTTTGCCGCGAAAGGCGAACAGGGCATTGCCGGTGGTGACGGCGCAGGCATGAACCCGGATCACGGAGACAATGACCGGTATATCCCACTGAAATCCACATCCGTTGTGGATGAGGACGGCCATGTGTGGGAGGGTGGTGCTACAAAGGTTGACGATGATGGCATGGTGCTCGCCAGCGCTGGCGGTGAGCAAAGCTTCACTGGCGATTTGCAGGAAGGTTATTGCGGTGGTGGAGTTACGTATAACTGTGGCAGCGGTGCTGCTGCCGGTGCGAACGGAACGCCCGGAAATACCGCTGGCACGTTCAGGCTTGTAAGTGTCCCCAGTAGGGAAATGCCCAAAACGTCTATTACCGTAACGGCCAGCGGCAGCGCCTCCGTGTCCGGAGCCAACGCGACGCTGATCCCGAGAAAGCCCGCTGCATACGGCAAAGGCGGCAGAGGCGGCTACGGTGGCGGCGGCGACGGCGCTACGGGCCTGAGCCTCACCTATTACGGCGGCAGCAAGAGCGGCACACTCAACAACTACCCGGGCAGCGTCCGCACCACCGGCAGCAACGGCGCACAGGGAGGCCCCGGCGGCGATGGCTGCATCATCCTGTACTACCGCAAACCGAAGCCGGTGCAGTCCGGCGCATTGAGAACAAGCGATGGCCGCGACCTGCTGGACGCCCTCGACCGCAGAATGATCGTATAAGGAGGTGCGCTATGCCGAACGATTACTACACCATGATTTTCACAGGCGAAAAAACAGACGAGCTGCTGAAGCGCGTGGACGATGGGGAGATCATCATCCCATCCTCCACGGCGGGAAGCACGAAGAAATTCAAACTGACGGTAGACGATACCGGCACCGTCAGCGCCACGGAGGTGACGTCCTGATGGTACAGGGTGATGCGTACAGCATCGATATCACGATCAAAAACCTGGGCGAGGCGATCCCGATTGACACCGTGGAGAAGGTGGAGGTCACTCTGCTGAACCTGACGCGGTCCTATCCGGAGGAGGTCACCTATTCGGACGGGAAATTCCACTTCCCGGTCACCCAGACGGAGACCTTCAAACTCCCCCCGGTGTGCCCTATGCAGGTCCGGGTGAAGTTTACCGGCGGGGACGTGGTCGGCTCCCTGATCCAGATGGTGGAGGTGGCCGGGGCGATCAGTAAGGCGGTGCTGTGATGCTTACCTTTGAGCTGCAGCCGCGCAAGGCCCTTGAGATTTCCTTTGCCGTGTCCATCGTCGCGGGAAAGGGAGACCCCTACACCGGGGCGTATCAGGTGACGCCCAAGATCTACGGCCCGGTGGTGCTGGAAACAAAGGACAAGTCCATGGCGGACGATGTGACGGTCTTAAAGATCCCCCAGTACGAGGTTTCCAACGAAGCCGGGGGAAATACTTTGATTATGGGAGACGAATATTATGGCGGATAAGTACATCAACAAGGTCATCATCGGCAATGACGTCAAGCTGGACCTTACCGGGGACACCATCACTTCGGAGGACCTGAAAAAGAACGTCACGGCCCACGACAAAAGCGGTGCCCCCATCGTGGGAACCAACACCTTTGACGCCGACACCCAGGACGCCACGGCGGCAGCGGCGGAGCTGCTGGACGGCAAGACCGCTTATGCCCGGGGCGCAAAGCTCACCGGCACTATGCCCAACCAGGGCAGCAAAACCTTGACCATTGCAGTGAAAACAGAAACCCCCGCTATCCCCATGGGCTTTCACGACGGCTCCGGCAAGGCCCAGATCGACGCGGACGAACAGGCAAAGATCATCCCCGGCAACATCAAGCAGGGCGTGTCCATCCTTGGCGTAGAGGGCACTTATGGCGGCGAGGCCGTCAAGGCCCAACCCAACAAGAACGTCACCCCCACTATGGCCCAGCAGATCATCACCCCGGATGCGGAGTATGACTATCTGGCACAGGTGACCGTGGCGGCTATCCCCATCACCTACACGGACAACGCGGCGGGCGGCCAGACGTTGGCGGTGGGAGCGTGATGGTATGGCGGTCAATAAAGTGGAAATCAACGGGGAGACGAAGCTGGATCTGACACAGGACACCGTGACCCCGGAGAATCTGCTCTCCGGGGCCACCGCCCACAATGCGGCGGGGGAGCGGATCAGCGGCGCAGTTGCTGTCGCGGAGGCATCCACCACCACGCCGAAAGCCCCCGGCACGGCTGCGGTGGGCACGGAGCAAAAATACGCCAGAGGGGACCATGTTCACCCAAAAGAGGTCAGCGACACCGACCGGGCAACATGGAACGGGAAAGCCGATCTTGTAGACGGCAAAGTGCCTGCAAGCCAGCTGCCGGAGATTTCCTCCGTCAAGACCTACACCGCCACCATCGGGACCACGTGGGTGGAGGATGAAAACACCGGCATCAAGACGCAGAGCGTTGCCATTGCCGGGGTCAAGGCCACCAACACCGCCACGGTAGACCACGTTTACACGGGGGCGGGGACCAGCGACGATTACGCGGCCTTTGTGGAGGCGGAAAACCAGTACCTGACGTACATCACCAACGGCTACGCAGAGACCTATGACGGCGGCATCAAATTTACGATCTTCGGGGATGCCAACACGGTGTCTATCCCCATTGTTGCGGAGGTGAGCTGATGGGCAGAGTGATTTTGAGCGGGGCGAGTAAAGGCATGACCAAGCCAACCGTAGGAGCGCCTATTTCGGAACTTGCAGTTGGCTCCCCAGTCAGACTAAGCGTGAATGGCACCGTAACTGATTTTCTGATCGTTAATCAGGGTATCCCTTCTAATTCCATCCTGTATGACAGCTCCTGCAACGGCACTTGGCTGCTGATGAAGAACATCTACGAGAACCGTGTCTGGCAGAGCGGAAATATCAACAAGTACGAAAGCAGCGACATCCACACCTACCTGAACAACACGTTCCTGAACCTGTTTGAGAGCAATATCAAAGACGCAATCAAGCAGGTCAAGCTCCCGTATCGCAAGAACAGCGGTTCTGGCGGCACTGACCAGAGTGGTGCGAACGGTCTACTCTGCAAGATTTTCCTATTGGGTGGTTATGAGGTTGGCTTCACGACCAGCGACAGCGAAGACTTCCCGGTGGACGGTGCGAAGCTGTCCTACTTTACGTCTGGGACCGGCACGTCCGCTAACAACAAGCGTATTGCGTACCTGAACGGCTCGGCCGCCGCCTGGTGGCTCCGCTCCCCGCGCGCCAGCAATGCCGCCAGCGTGTGGGGCGTCTATACCAATGGCGACTCCTTCAGCAGCAGCGCAGCCAACTCGCGCGGCATCCGCCCCGCTTTGATTCTTCCCTCTACACTCTCGGTCAATAAAAACGGGATGGTGATTGCCTAATGGGACACTGTTTATTTTTGCGGAAGGGCGAGGTGCATACGGCACCTATGCCCCTGCCTTCCGGATACACAAAACTGGCGTATATCCAATCCAGCGGGACACAATATATTGATACCGGTGTCAAACCGGATCAAACATATACTCTGAAAATAAAATTTCAGACAACGCAAACGTTATCGGGTGGCGTTGCAGTCAGTGACCAGAACTGGCAATCAAACGGCTTCGGCCTTTGGTGCAATGCCGCCGTATTTGGGGATCAGGCGATGCAGAACGCTCCATTAAACGGAACAGACCCAATCGAGGCTGTGCTTAACCAAAGCGGCCTGACCGTCAATGGTGAACAAATATGGACACCGACAGCGGCAACTTTTGCGGTTCCTGCAAATATGACGTTGATGGCGCTCAACCGTAACGGTTCCATTGCTGAACAGCTGTCAGGAAAACTGTATTACGCACAGTTATACAGCGGAGATAGCCCAATCCGAGACTTTCTGCCCTGCAAAGACGCCAGCGGGGCGGTGGGACTTTATGACCTTGTAGGCAAGCAGTTCTACGGCAATGCGGGGACGGGGACATTCACCGCTGGGGAGGTGGCATAATGGGCAGAGTGCTTATGAGCGGCATTGTGCCGCTGCTGAAAGCGCCGGTGACGTATAACGCAAATTTCGCGGATAACGATTGGGCCACGATCATTAAAGCCTGCCACAAGAACCAAGTGCCGGAGACGTGGGTAGTTGGGAACCAGAAAGCCATGACGATTAACGGGGCAGATTACGTTATCGACATTATCGGAAAGGGGCACGATGACTATGCCGATGGCTCCGGAAAAGCTCCCCTGACCTTCCAGCTGCATGACTGCTACGCGGACAGAAAGATGATGAACGGTGGCAACACCAACAGCGGCGGCTGGACGAGCTGTGACATGCGAAGCACACACCTGCCCGCCATTCTGGCGCTGATGCCAACGGAGGTACAGAACGGCATCCAAGAGGTGAATAAGCTAACCTCGGAGGGTTCCCGGAGCACCACCATCAGCACCACGGCGGACAAGCTATTCCTGCTGAGCGAGATTGAGATTTTTGGTAACATCACCTATTCTGCAAGCGGCGAGGGCACACAATACGCCTACTATAAGGCAGGCAACAGCAAGGTGAAGAATTACAACGGTAGCGCGAACTACTGGTGGCAGCGCTCTCCACGCATTGGCAACTACACGAGTTTCTGCGCGGTCAGCAACAGCGGCCTCGCCGACTACATCAGTGCGAATGATGTGTATTGCATATCTTTTGCCTTCTGCTTTTAAAAAAGCCGGAGGTCAATCCTCCGGCAGGCCCCACAGGGGCCGTGTCGAAATGCGTCGGAATGTGGGCCTTAAAACTGCAACTTTTAAGGAGTTAGAAATGGAAATTGTACAAATCGTAATCAGCGCCGTGACAGGCTCCGGGGTTACGGCCATCATTCTGGCTTTGCTCCAACGGAAGTGGGCCAAGGATGACAAAAGCGATGCCATCGTGGAGGCCCTGAAGGTTCTCATGGTGGATCGCGTCCGGCATTTGGGGCAGGCGTACATTGCGGATGGCTCCATCAGCCTGTCGGACAAAGAAGCCTTGGGAGAGATGCACCGTGCGTACAAGGCGCTGGGGGGCAACGGGCATCTCAACACGATCATGGCGGAGGTGGAAGACCTACCGCTGAGAAAGGAGTAACCATGGAAAATCTAAAAAAGCGGCTGGCAAACCTGCTGGCGGTAAAAAGCCTTGTGACCATCACCTTGACGGTGATCTTCGCGGTGCTGGCTCTGCGGGGTGACATTTCCGGGACGGAGTTTCTGACCATCTTCACGGTGGTCATCGGCTTTTACTTCGGCACCCAGAGGGTCAACGAGGACAAGAACAGTTAAAACCGGTTGAAGAATCAACCGAATTTTGAAAGGAGTACATTTTATGAACAAAACTTTTGAGAACATCATCAACGAGGGCAAGAAGAACGGCAAGAAGCTGAGCGAGATCAACGCCGAGCTGAAGGCGGCGGGCGCGACCTTCCATCTGGACTACACGATGACGCCGGACGGCCCTCAGACCGGCTGGTCTAAGCAGGAAATGAAGGAGGGCTTTATCCCCGCGGAGAAGGAGCCGGAGGACGTGAAGCACCTCCACGACTACATGAAGTTCAACCCCGCCGAGGCCAACACCGAGGAGGAGGTCTGGGTGCCGGAGGGCCATTACCGCATCACCTTTGATGAGGACGGTCACGCCACCAAGGCCGTGAGAATCAATGGTTGATACGTTTGACTGCGCCCGTGCGCAGATCTACCACAACACCGGCAAGCTGACCCCGGCGCAGATCAAGGCCAAGACCGGCTGCACCCACATCATTAACGGCTATCTGTTCAACGGCAAGTTTCAGCCGGTGGGCTGGACGGTGATCGACGGCAAGGTCATCAGCCGGGACAAATACCAGGACTGGGGCGTGTCCATTGGCAGTGACGGCAAACCGCAGATGCTAACGGACCGGGGAGGATCTTTCCTCTCCGGCGTCCCGATCCTCAAGGGCGGGTCCAAGCTCTACCGGGGCCTGACCGCCGACGTGGCCCGGCCTGCTGCCCGGACGGCGGTGGGCTGGATGCCCAACGGCAAGGTATGCCTGTGGTGCGACAAGACCAGCCTGACCCGTGAGCAGCTCCAGAATAAGCTGCTGGGGCTGGGCGTGGTGGACGCCCTCATGCTGGACGGCGGCGGCTCCACGCAGGGCATTTTTCCCGGCGGGAAGGTGGTCAGCAGCCGAAAGGTGCCCACGCTGCTGCTGTTCTGGGAGCGGTCGGCCAAGGTGGAAGATCAAGCCCTCGTATGGGGCAAGGCTTACGGCCTGCTGACGGACGCCAACGCCGGGGAGACCGTGACACGGGCCGACATGGTCCGGGCGCTGTATCAGATTTGGGGGGACAAAAATGGTTGAGATCCACGCTTACAGCAAAGCCGCCTCCGGGGGCAAGCAGCTCTCCGCCCATTTTAAGGTGCGGGAGTTTGCATGTGGAGACGGCAGTGACGCTGTTTTGGTGGCTCCCCGGCTGGTGATGGTGTTGGAAACCATCCGCGCCCACTTCGACGCTCCGGTGGTCATCCACAGCGGGTACAGAACGCCGCAGTACAATGCCAAGGTGAACGGTGCGGCCCACAGCCAGCACTGCTATGGCATGGCGGCGGATATTTCCGTCAGCGGCCAGAAACCGGAGACGGTGGCGACCTTCGCCCGACAGCTGATGCCGGACTGGGGCGGCGTAGGCATCTACGCCAAGAAGGGCTTTACCCACATCGACGTGCGGGAGAAACGCTCCGACTGGACGAGCTAAACATCTGAAAGGAGGGCCAGAAGATGGCAACATCCACGCGGGAACGCGCTCTGCAAGTCTGGAAAACCCATGGAAAAAACAAACCGAGAGATCCGGGCGCTGTTGTCATCCATGGCCCCGGCCCGGGCGGCGCAGGCCGTCCGGCTGGTAGGCTTGCCGCCTGACGAGGAGACGGCGGTGCTGGCGGTGGACGTCCACGGCCAGAGCTGTCTACAGGCGGCGGCGTTGCTCCACGTCAGCGTGGACGGCCTTGCCAAGATCCGGCGGCGTGCCTACGCCAAGATCGCGGATGATATGCAGGGATGAGGAAAGCCGTGTCCGAATCGGACACGGCTTTCCTCTATCTTTCCAGCTCATTTTCGAGCGCTTCGATAATGAATTGACGCTTAGAAATTCTTCTGCTGGCGGCGGCATCGGAGATCTGCTGCATCATTTCTTTAGGGATGTCAGCCGTTAGTCTGGTATAGTTCTCAGCACGCCACCGCTTTTTCGCCTGGTCCTCTTTCTCAACGGCGGCATCTGACATGATATAGTGATAGATCTTCCCGTCAGGCATCCGCTTTGTTCGCTCACGCGTCATTCCGCTCCACCTCCAGACCTTTTCTGATGAGCCGCTTGATCTCCGTCTGGCGGGCCTTGCCTTCCAGCGCGGCGAGGATGTCGGCATCGGTGTTGTTGTTGAGCTTTAGCCCGATGAAGGTGGTGTTTTGCGACATCCACTGGCGTTTCGCTTCGCTATCCGGCATTCAGGCCCCCTCCTGTGCTTCGATCAGATCCAGCAGCGCAGTGTTCCCGATTTCGTGGATGTCCCGGTTAATGTCACCGCTAAAAATCGCGCGATTTTCGGCAGGGATCTTGTAATATGCGGCTTTGGAAATCTCGGTTTTTTCTTCCAGATGGGCGATGCGGTTTCCCTTGTTGGATTTACGCACGGAAAAAACGGCCTTGTAAAAAGTATCATAGCCGGAAATCTTGATGTAGATGGTTTTCATTTTCATTCTCCTTTGTCGCTGCGGATCAGATGCTCCGTGGCAATACGGGTGTTCTCGTCGGCGGGTTCTATGTCCCAACCTCTGTCATAGTTGCAAACAATTTCGCCGTTCCGCTTGAGCATCAGCTTGGAAATGCGACCTCCATCAATTCCCCATTTAGAACCTTCATCGTATTGCTTCATCCAGTAGTGAAAACTCTCGCCGTTGACCTTGATGCTACCTTCCTTCCACATTTTCGCGTACCCCTTTCCTTTACTGTACCTATAATATACAATAGGTTTAACCTATTGTCAATAGGTTAAACCGAATTTCTCAAAATATTTTTATGGCAGTTTGAGGGCAGAATACAGGCAGTTTCCGGGCAGTTTGGCTGTCCGGATTTTTTGTATCATATACGTGTAAAGGAGGCGCACACAATGTACGAGCGGCTTTTGGCCTGCGGGTATCCGGCGGAGTTGGCGCGAGAGATCATAGCGCAGACCGATCCAGCGGAGCTGGAACGCTGTGTGCGCATGATTGAGCTTTTATACGATGACCGGAGGGAGTATGTATAACCATTTCAACCCCAACCCCTGCGGGAAAAATGTAGGGGACTGCACCGTGCGGGCAATCGTCAAGGCTACCGGGATGGATTGGGGCGAAATTTATTTGCGGCTCTGTATCCAAGGGTATCTGGACGGGGATATGCCGTCGGCAAACGCCTGTTGGGGGCGGTATCTCCGCAGCATCGGATATCGGCGGTACATCGTGCCGGACACCTGCCCAGACTGCTACACGGTGGGCCAATTTGCGGAGGATCACCCAAAAGGCACCTATATTCTGGCTCTGTCCGGCCATGTGGTCTGCGTCTGCGACGGCATGATCTGGGACAGCTGGGACAGCAGCAACGAGAACATCTTGTATTACTGGGTCAAGGAGGATGACTAAAATGGCTTACACACCTTACGGATGGCAAAACCCCTATTACGCACCGCCTATGCCGGACAACCTCATGCAGATGCGCCAGCAGCAGATGCAGCCCATGGCGCCCCAGATGCCGCAGGCCCCGCAGAATCCGGTGGCGCAAAGCGGTGTGCAGTGGGTCAGCGGGGAACAGGAGGCCCGAAACTGGATGATTGCGCCCAACGCCGCCGTGGCGCTGTGGGACAGTACGGCTCCCACCGTTTATCTCAAGCAGGCGGACGCCAGCGGCAAACCGTCCCTTAAAATTTATGACCTCGTAGAGCGCTCTCAGACGCCTCCTGCCTCACCGCAGGCTAAGGCCGTGGATTTTGTCACGCGGGAGGAGTTTGACCGTCTGGCGGCGATTGTGGGCGAAATTCGGGGCAAAGAAAAGTCCGCGAAGAAAGTAAAGGAGGCTGACGCTGATGGCTAATCCTTTTTTTAAGGCCATGGGCGGCGGTCAGATGCCGGGGCCGATGGGCCAATTCCAGCGGCTCATGCAGCAATTTAACCAGTTCCGCGCCACGTTTCAGGGCGATCCAAAAGCGGAGGTGGAAAAGCTGCTGCAATCCGGCAAAATGAGCCAGCAGCAGCTGAACCAGCTGCAGGCAATGGCAAAGCAATTTGAGAGCTTTTTGCGGTAATCAAAATCGTGGCCACGATTTGATTGATAAAATTTTGAAAGGAGAGATATTATGTCTCTATCTGACGGTATGCCGACGATGACCATGCCTGTGGCTCCCGCCAACACCTCCGGCAGCGGAAACGGCTTTGGCTGGGGCGGTGACGGTGCATGGTGGATCATTATCCTGTTTTTGTTTGTTTTTTGCGGCTGGGGCGGCAACGGCTGGGGCAACAACGGCGGCAATGGCGGCGGCGTGGTCGACGGCTATGTGCTGACCTCTGATTTTGCCAATGTCGAGCGCAAAATCGACAGTGTAAATCAGGGCCTTTGCGACGGATTTTACCAGCAGGCGCAGCTTGTCAACGGCACCAACATGGCGATGGCAAACGGCTTCGGACAGGCCGAGCTTTCCCGCGCTAACCAGCAGGCGGCTCTCATGCAGCAGTTGACTGCCATGCAGATGCAGGCCGCTGAGTGCTGCTGCAACACCCAGCGCAGCATTGAGGGCGTGCGCTATGATATGGCGGCGCAGGCTTGCGACACCCGGAACACGGTGCAGAACGCCACCCGGGACATTATCGACAATGCCAACAGCAACAGCCGCGCCATTTTGGATTTCCTGACCCAGAGCAAGCTGCAGGATCTCCAGAGCGAGAACCAGGGCTTGAAGCTGGCCGCATCTCAGGCGGCACAGAACAGCTATCTGGTGTCCCAGCTCCGGCCTTCTCCCATTCCGGCCTACACGGTGCAGAACCCCTATTGCTGCAACCAGTTTGCCGGATGCGGCTGCTGACAACTGCATAGCGTAGCTTTTTGTTGGCAATGTTTTGTTGACGCCAACAAAATGTTCGGCCCCGTGCCGATACTGATGACAAAGCGGCGGGGCAGTAGCCCTGCCGCTGATTTTATGAAAGGAGATTTCTATGCCTGAATACACTGCCATTGCCGCACAGACCGTAGCGGCAAACCAGAACGTGCTTTTTACGGAAGCACCGATTCCCTGCACTAAGGGCCTTGTGACGCACCGCGCAGGCTCCGGCCTGTTTAACCTCCGTGGTAACTGCTCCCAGTGCCGCGTCCGCTACAAGGTGGACTTTATCGGCAATATTGCCGTAAGCACCGGCGGGACACCCGGTCCCATCTCCATTGCCATTGCGGTTGACGGTGAGCCGCTCCCGTCCTCCGTTGCGACGGTGACGCCCACGGTTGCGGGGGCATTTTTTAACGTGGCGGCGTCCGAGTACGTTGACGTTACAAAGGGCTGCTGCGCGTCGCTGTCCATCCGCAACGTTAGTGGCGAGGACATTGACGTGAGCAACGCGAACCTTATCATTACCAGAGTTTGCTGAGAAAGGAGAACACAATGGGAATGAAATCTATGTATGAACTGCGGGATATGCTCTGCAAGGAACTTGACGAGCTGATCCGCAAGGGCGAGCTGGGCGCCGGGGATCTGGACATTGCCCACAAGCTGACGGATACCATCAAAAACATCGACAAGATCGAGGCGATGGACGAGCGTGGATATTCCGGGCGCTATCTGGACGATGATATGCGCGGCTACAGCCGTGGCAGCTCCTATGCCCGTCGGCATTACGTCCGAGGTCATTACAGCCGCACGGACGCAACTGAGCATCTGCGCAGCCAGATCAACGATATGATGCGCGAGACCGACGATGACCGCATCAAGGATGCCCTGCGCCGTGCAATGGACATGATGGAGGAATAAGGGGGTAGGCCCCAATGATTGACGATCGAGAAGTGGCGCTATGGATCAAGCGGTTAGAGACGGAAGAATCCAGTTGGTCAAACTACGAAAAGCTGGCGGCGCTGTATACCATCCAAAACCAGAACCGGGCGCCGGTGAGGGAATCTCGCATGATCGAGGCGTATTCTGCGGCTCCCGCACCTGACAGCGAATTCCTCCGGGCAGTGTCCAACGTTGACCCAGCCCGTGCGTGGGAGGTCATGGACGAGCTGATGGACAGCTTGAAAGTGGTCAATGAGCGGGTTTACAATAGCGTCATGCGGAAATTGGAAAGCTAAACTTAACCCCCTCGGCAAATGCCGGGGGGTTAGTTATATTTTGACGTAGGCGTTGTGACATGAAAATAAAACTAACTGGGCGTTACAAAAAACGCACCGTCATTGTCTGCGTCGATGCGCTGGATCGTGCGTACCCAAAATTCCTTTTTTGCCTGCCGGTCTAAATCAGGATATTCCTTCAATTCCCGCCGTAAGGTTTCAAGATCAAATTCTTTTATAGGCTCGGGGTTTATTGCCGCAAGCTGCTGTTTCAATTCCGTGTAGTCCTTTTTGTATTCTTCGATTTCAATCAAATCCGAAAGATACAGGTCTTTTAGTTTTTGCATTTTCCGCTTGATTTGCTCCGCCGTTTTGGGCGGCTTTTTTTCTGCGGTTTTTGATTTGGAGTAATACTTTTTTGCGATCCCCTCAAATTCCCGCAAAAGGTAATCCTCCAGCACATCTTCTCGGATTCTGAGAATGTGCGGACAGTCGGCTGGGTCAAGTGTGTGCGTTCTGCATCGGTAGTACTTGTATACTTTCTTTACAGTCTCCGGCTGCATGTTTCTCCCACACTCCCGGCAGCGGAGAATCCCGGTAAACAAATATATCCGGTCCGCACTGGCGTTCCGCTGGCTTCGCTGTTCCAGGATTCTTCCGGCAAGGTTAAAGGTTTCTTGATCGACAAGCGAGGGCAATACGTTTTCCACGCCGAACGCCTCGCCTAAGTACAATCGATTCGACAAAGCATCCTTGTATTTGTTGTACGAGCGCTTGATCCCCCACTCCGTTGCCATATACCGCCTTAAGGCAAGGATGCTTTGCAGCCGTATAAAGGCAGGGAACATATCTCGCGCCGCATCTGCGGTTTCTTCATCAATGGCGTAGTGCCGGTCTTTCACGCAGATACCGATGGGTGTTCTCCATGTGGTAGGCTGGCCCTTCAATCGCTTGCCTTCGTTAATGGCCTTGATTCGCTCGCTGGTGCGGTCAGCTTCGTCCTGCGCTACCGACAGCATGATATTCACCTTTAGCCGCCCGGATGCCGTGCGAGTTTCGTAATCTTCCCGCGTGGCCTGCCATGTGACGTGGCAGCGGTCTAATTCTTCCTGCACGGCGTAGTATCCAGCTACACTGCGGAACCAACGGTCCAGCTTGACAAATAGAATCGTGTCGATCTTCCCATCTTTGCAATCTGCCAATAAACGCAGAAGTGCTGGTCGCCGCTTGTATGGTTTTCTTGCGGATATTCCAGCATCCTCGTATACGCCGACAACCTCCATACCGTTGTCTGCGGCATACGCCAACAAGGATTCCCGCTGATCCCCCAATGACAGGCCGTTCCGTGCCTGTTCTTCCGTAGATACGCGGATATATAGTGCCGCTCTCATCAAATCCCCCTCCAATCAATGTACAAGCACCATACAGCCAGCAGAACGATAATGACAAACATTATAGCAATCACGTTGTTGCGGATACGGACACCGCGCCGCATGATCTCAATCATGTCCGCTTTCGCGTCAACATGGCGTTCCAACTCATCATTCCGCGCTTGTAAGGTTTCCTCAGTCGGCGTTAAGTGTTCTATGATTTCACACGTCTTATCGATCGAAATGCCAAGAGCTTTACAGATTGCAACAACGGTATAAAAAGATGGAGCTTTCGACAATTTAGAAAAATAGTTCTGAACAGTGGACAACGGAACGCCGGAAATATCGGAAATGTCCTGATAGGTCAGTTTCAATTCTTCTTTACGGATTCTGCACACTTCTTGGATGTTCATTTACATCACCTTAATTTCTTCGGTTTTTGAGCAATAAGTTTGCCAAAAGTGGGCCTGTCGAATGCTGTCATGTTGCAAAGTCTTGGTATTGAAGTAGTAAGGTAAAGCGTGATAAGGTCAAATCAAGCAGCGGCGGTCGCTCCCCGCTGGCTGCAAAAAGGCCCCGCCGTTTGTTGCAGAGGGCGGCGGGGCCTTTAGTTACTTATTGCTTCTCAAGTTTTACGGTCTGCGTAACTCCCATGGCAGACACTTCGTAACTGATTACGCCGTCCTGATAGGTAAACGTCTTCGTGTCATCGCCGCTGGCGAGAATTGCCATATCGGTCTGATCTTTATCATTTTCCGATTCCCAGGTGTACGGCTCATCCGCCGTGGTAGGGGCATCGAAAGAACCGGCCCAATAGAGGGCTTTGGTTTCTCCGTTATCAGATACCCAATACACCTCAATGGCATCTCCGGCAATGGTAGCGGCCTGCCATGCGTCATCTGCATTGCTGTTTGTCTGCTTCCACTCTCCAACGAGATCGGGTGGAGTTACCGGCTCGTTTTCTGGCTCGGCCTGATTCGTTTCCCCGCAGGCGGTTAACATGCCGAGGGCAAGAACCGAAGACAGCGCAATAAGCAAAAACTTTTTCATTTCAACTCTCCATTTTCTTATATTTTCGACTGCACAAAGTGCAATAATCGACATATAGCCCCGTTACTATAATTATTTG